CTCCCTCCTGGACTTCCAGCATCTTCACCGGCATGACGAACATGCAGGCCCCGAGTTTCGCCAGGCTGGCCTCGATGTCGTTTTCGATGCTCTTCTCCTTGCGCTCGATGAACTCCACACCGGCCGGAATGCCCGCCGCGCGGCTGAGCAGATCCAGAATGGCGACGGGGATTTTTGAGGTGGAGGTCATGGAAGAAAAGGATGAAGCGTGAAGGATGAATGAGGCTATTCCGCAGGAGCTGGCGGTGGCGTGATGGTCAGCGTGCCGTCCGGGTTGACCGTCAGCGAAGGGACTTTGGCTGCAAGCGCATCGAGTTCGACGACGCTGTTCTCGTCGCCACTGGCTACGAGCAACGCGCGGGTCGTTGCCAGGAAATGCGAGTAAAGCGCATAAAGCTCGCCGCCCTTCGTGCCCAGTGCAGCGGCGGTCTCCACATTGGTCTGGTAATCCGATGACCAGAGGTCCGTGATCGAGTGGCGGAGGCCACCGAGAATCGATGTGCGGAGGCCCTGCGCGTTTTCCGCTGCCCGGACCGCGCGCGCCTGGGCGGGAGGCAGCGGCGGCGCGGTGAGCAGCGACTCTGCGTTTGCGGTGAGGGTGAACGCGGCCACGAGGACCGCCACAAGTGCGAGGTTGGTTTTCATAAAATTATTGCGCGGCGTATGGGGCGAAGAAGGCCGACATGACGGCTCCTTTGGCATAGGGGGCAGTCGTCCCGAGGCCAAGTTGACCTGCGGTGATATTGCTGGAAAAATCAATCGCGGCCCCTCCAGATGTGAGCGAGAGTTGGAAGGTTGATCCGGAAACGTTGACGACATAATACGAGGTTCCTGTCGCCAGCCCGGTCCCGCCAGTGATTGACCAAAACCGGACAATGTTTCCGTTCTCCAGTGTGAAGGGAAGCCCGGTGGCAGTCAGCACATCCGTTCCAGCATCGCCGGTGATCCCATAAGACCAAAGGCCCAGAGAAGCAAAAGACAGTTTAATCAGGAAGTTAGCTGAACCAGAAGAGGGGACAGATATTGTTTTGACTGCGGTCGGCGCAATTTCCGTTGCGTTCTCGCTATAGTATAGCTTCGCCGTGCCCGCTCCATTGGATACAATCAATACGTTTCGGATGACCTGAGTGTCCGTAGTCGCCGCAATCCCACTGATTGCAGACGAGTATGTCGGAAGAGCAGGGATTGTTGCTGTTGTGATGTTGGAGCCAAGGTTGAGGGCCGCTCCTCCGAGCGAGGCGGCAAGTTGAAATGTCGAGCCGGAGACACCAACCACGAAATAGCTGGTCCCTACCGCGAGTCCGCTTCCTCCGGCGAGAGCCGTAAACCGGATGATGTCGCCATTTACAAAAGGATGCCCGTTCGCTGTGATAATATCTGTGGAGTCGTCTCCCGACGCCGCATAGGTTACTCCGCTGTGCGCCCACATTTTTAAGGCGCCCGCTTCCATGCAGATCCCCGTGCCGTGCAATGTGGGCCAGCCATTTGTCCATTGGCCGCTAACCCCGAAAAATGTTCGGGCGGGCGTTCCTGCCTCGATCCTTGAGGCGCCTAGGCGCAGTCCAATGGAAAAAGGGAAACTCCATTCTCCTCCTGATCCTGACAGAGTGTTAATAAATCCACCTCCGAGATCCCATTGAGCCCAGGACGTCGCGTCGAGCGCGGTCAGGACGGTGTTATAGTTAGCCCCGTTATCGGACCATGTCGTGATGGCGTTGTTGATAGCAGTTGTTGACCCTGTTCCCCCACGCGTTCCATTCACTCTGGGGAACTGAAATATCTGCAAACGAACCTGATTCGCCAGCCGTTGCCATTTATGTTGCGCCGAGGTCATCAGCACATTTGCCGAAATGTTCGCGGGCGTGTTGTTCGGAGCAGACGGCAGGCCGTTAACTGTGACCGGGTCTCCGACCGCATCGCCAAGTGTGACGGCCCCGGTAAAGGATTTGTCTCCGGATATCGTGTCCGGGATGGCATTGGCGTAACCCGACTCGACGGCATATGAAGACGCGATCGAATATCCGGCTTCGCTGGCATAGGCAGCGCTTTGATCCCCCGACACCAGGTCATCCGCCGTCTGCCCCTGAGCGGCCGTGGCGAAGTCTGCTGTTGAGTTGGTTGCGGCGCTGCCGAGCCCAAGCGCCGAGGCGATGCCCGCCGCGTTCGTCGTCCAGAAGTTCGCGGGCTTGGAGACCACGCCGTTCGTGTCGAGGGTCAGCGACTTGGTGACCGCGTTCGTCTGACCGCCTGCAGGCATGGTGGATGCCAGGAATGCGAGCGAGCCGATGGCCGTGGCGACAAGAGTGAGCGCGGCGATCCGGCCGCTTTGCGAGATGAGTTTTCCGATTTTCATAGAGGCGTAAATGTGAGTTCCCCGGCATTGAAGGTGACGAGACGCCAGGTGTTTGTGGCGGTGTCCTTGACCTCCAGCCCGCCGGTCGAGATTCGGACTGCCCCGCTCGCCTCGCCGATCAGCGGATACCGCGCATCGCTCTGGGCTTCCGTGAGGTAAATCGGGCCGCCCTCGCTGGCGGCCGGGCCGGTGATGATCGGCGGCTGGACGGTGACGGGGAAATTCGGGAATGGCTGGCGCTCGGCACCTGCGGCGGTCACGACGATTTCGCAGTCGAGCGTCTGGGCCTGCTTGCCTACCAGGGCCGCGACGAGCCGCGTGTCGTTCGCATCGAGGATCCCGGTGTAAACCGTCTGGCTCTGCGAGGCGAACGCGCCGAGGTAGGCGAGCACCGCAGGCGTGCTGCTCTGCGCGCTGAGCGCCAGCTCGACGACAGGGGTTGTGCCGGGATTCGCGGAAAACGTGACCACTACCGGCACGCCGCCCCCCGCCTTGATCGCCGTGGCTTGCGAGAGCTTCGCCACGCCGGTTTCGAGATTGATGGAGATGTTTAACATAATGTGGAATGCGGAATGCGGAATGCGGAATTGGGCCGCACGGCGGCCGAGTGCCGCGCTACGCGCGGGTGACTTCCATTCAAAATTCCTAATTCAAAATTCATAATTTACCTTGTTGCCCGCACCGCGCCGAGATAGGCCATCGCGCCATCGGTGGCCGCCTTCTGGAACTCCGCGTCACTCGGCAGAAGCGAGCGGTCTTGTTTTTGTGTCACTGATTTGCAGAGTGCGTAGAGCGGGGTGAGCACCCCGCCGATTGTCGCCGCGATGATGTTCTTTCCCTTCGGGATGAAGAGCGAGAGACGGTCCCAGAGTTCGCCAGCCCGGTGGCCGTATGCGAGCGCGTGGATCGGAATCGCCAGCGCCTTCGCCGTGCGCGGGACAATCGTGACGTTCTGGAACGCGCGGAGGAATCCGGGATGGCTGATCGTGAGCGTCGCGCCGGCCGGGCCGGAGCTGAGCGCCGACGAGGCGGACACCTGCTCGGAGGCCTGCGCAAGGAAGTTCTTTGGTGCCGCGCCCAGCTTGTTCGCCGTCGTGTGCCTGGTCGCCGCGATCTTCGCGACGTGGTCGGCGGTGATCCGCTGCAGCTCGGTGCCAGCCGCCTGGTGCAGCGCTGTCAGTCCCGCCACCGTGAAAGTCCGCATAATGCTTTGCAGCTTCGGACTCACGCCATCGGAGATCGTGATGCGAAGATTCATGCCGCCATCCTCCTCGCGTTGTAATCCGAGATCTCCCGATCCAATTCATTCCGCAGATCCGGCGAGAGCCGGTCGAAAACGTCATTGATCTCCTTCGCTCCAGGCGCGAGCTGCCCCACCATCTCGGCAGGCGTCTCGTCGGTTGCAATGAGCCCCAGATCGAGACACCGCGCGCGGTCCACGGCCTTCCATGCCATGCCCGTGTTAAACGCGAATGGCGGGAACGGATTCGAGAGCGTGTCCGTGTAGCCGCCCGCGCCATCACCCAACGCCTGCCAGATCGACGAGTCCTTGCGGGCGATCATTTCCGATTTTTCATTTCCGCTTTCCGCTTTCAAAACGCCCTCCCAGCCGACCGACTCCCCCGCGTCGCGCCAGCGCGCCTGCCAGCCGGCGGTGTGGCTCTCCGGCGTGCCGCGCGGCACGTTACGGAGGTAAAGCCGCACGAGTTCCCAGGCCGGGTAGGCATAGAGCGCGTAGGGCGTGTTCCCCTCGACCATGCGCCCGTAGTTCGCCGCGATCCGCATGTTCGTCTCCAGCACGAGGTTCAGCCGCGCCTCGCTGGAGAGATCCTGGAGCGAACCGCGCTCCGCCGGCGGGATCTGGGCCATGTCGGACGGGAAGCCTACCTCGGGATCATATCCGAGCTGCTTGAGCTTCTTGAAAAGGCGATACCTGCCCTCCGACATGCTGAACTTCCCGGAGAGCATCCCGTCCACAGTCTTGGCAATCTCGTCCAGGTATTCCGCATTCGTGGTCCGCGCGGAAATGATGGAGCGCATATGTAACTCCCGGGAAAACCCCAAAATATCCGCGCTCGATAGGTCGGTCGGGAAAACCTCGCGGCTCCTCCACTGCTTGAGCGCCTCGGTGACGGTGTCGGTGTTCACAGCGCCTCCTCCGGTCCTGCGTTGAGTCCCGCGAGGAACGACTTCCCGAGCTGGTGCGCCAGCAGATCCGCCAGGGCGGGCTCGCGGTTCACGTCTGCCAGCAAATGCGGCAGCATCGCCCGCAGTCCGCGCAGCGCCTCGATGTCGCCCGCCTCCAGTGCGGAGACCACCGCCCCGCACACCGGGCGCATGTCGCGGTGGAAGGCCTCTTTGAGATCCGACCGATCCGTCCGATCTGCCGAGATAATCGCCCGCAAGACCATGCGTGCCCGGTGTGGCGGCATGTCGGCGGCAGCGCGTAGCAGAGAAGATTGCGCGGCACGGATGCCGCACTGAGCACGCAGGATGCGTGCGCTCCCATTCCGCAATCCGCAATCCGCATTCCACATTCTCATGCCTCGTCCTCCGGGGCGTCGGGGTTGGCGTATTTCCCAGGGGTCAGCGGACGCTGCACACCAGGGCGGGGCACGGGATGCGTGCGCGGCAGGATCTTGTTCTCGCTGTTCCAGCTTCCGATGTTCTGCGGCACCGGGCTGTCTGCCAACAGGTCATCGGGTGCTTCCACCAGCACCTTGCGATCCGCGATCCGCAGCAGGTCGCTGTTGTCGCTCTTGCGCGTCTCCCGCTGGTCCTCGGAGAGAGGCATGCGGATCCGCTCCATGAGCGCGAAGATCGCAACGCGGACTGCCACGCCTTTCAGCGAGGCCGGCACCTTGGTTGCGTCGCTGTCGAGCGGGTTGCCGCTCGCCACCGCGCGGCGGATCCGCGCGATGGCATTGGCGATTTCTTCCGTGACTGGATCCACCCCGCCGGTCGAGGCGGTCCGCGCCTTGTCCACGATGAACCCGAGGCCCGAGGCCTTCAAGTCGTCTGCGGTGATGGTGGTCCAGTTCATGGGAGTCTTAGATCGGTCGGATCTGGCTGATCAGTCGGATCGGTCGGATCTTAATTCTTTAAGCCTCCGACGAGCGCCCGCAGGAACTCCGCGCGCTCGACGATCGCCGGCCGGCGCGCCTCGTTGTAGGGCCAGCCCTGGCCGCCGGGGCCGTGCGCTTCCTCGCGCTCGGCCTTGGCGAGTTCCCCCGCCAGCCACGCGCGCCCTTGGGCGGACGCGAGCGGATCGGCGGCTTGTTTCTGTTTCGGTGCGGCCATGGTTTTTACCGGTAGCCGACCGTGAGGGCCGGCGCGTTGGTGCCGGCGGTGACAACCGACAGCCCGGAAGGCAGCCGCAGGTTGTAAGGCAGCGCCACCGGTCCGGAAGCTCCGCTGACCACGCTGACGGTATTTGTGCCGGTCTTGAGCGTGATCGTGGAAGCGGCAGCCCCGGCGGCATTGATGACAAGCCGGTCGAGGATCACGCTGTTCGTGCTCACGCTGTTGGTCACGGCGGCGTTCGTGCCCGATGCCGCGATATACAGGAAGCCGTTTTCAGCCGCCAGCTTTGTGACCGCCACCGCCTGCTTGTTGCGGATGACGAGGTCGCTGTCCCCGGTCTGCGGGACGGTGGTATAGGTGAGGTCCGCCGCGAAGAGGACCGCGCTGATGGAGAGCACCGCGAAGATGCCCGTGATGATTTTTGATTTCATTAGATTTGATTTTTTGAGGTTGTGGAGTTGCCCCGGCGGCGTGTGGCCGCCGGGGCGTGCTCCGGGTTGATTATTGCGAGGTGAGGACCAAGCCCGCGCGGCGCTCGCCGACTGCGGCACCGAGCATGACTTCGGGACGCCACTCGGCGTAGTTCTCGCGGAGCGAGACATATTGCACGAGCAGCACGCTGATGCCGCCCGGCGTGGTGACCGTGGTCACGCTTCCGGGGACCATCGCACCCACTGCGGACGAGAAGTCCTGCGGCAGGCGCGACTTGAGGATAAGGCTGGCCTTGTGGCCGGCGAATCCCACGCGGGCGCTGGTGCTCGGGAACCACGGGGCTTCGAGCGGGTTGAACCCCTGGAGCTTCGGCAGGATCCCGTCGGTGATCACCTCCGGCTTGCGGGTGGCCGCAAAGAAGGAGTTGAACGTCGGGTCTTGCGCGAGCCGCTGGTGGTAGCTGGCATTGAGCAGCGCGAACCGCTCCTGCGAGGGAACCTCATTCACGTCGAACGCGGCTTTGATGCTGCCGAGGCTCGCCATGTTGAAGTCGGCCAGTGCCTGAGCAAACGTCGCGTAGGTCGTCGGCACCTTGCCGCCTCCCAGCGTGAACGTGAGCCCGCTGTTCGTGGCCGTCGCCGCCTGGGTCAGAACGGCGTTCGTGCCGTCCGTGACCGAGCGCACATACGTGTTGGCCGGAATCCCGGTGCCGCTGATCGCCTGGCCGGGATACATCGCGGCCGTGCTGGTCGCGGTGATCGCGGTCAAGCCACTGGTGGTCGCCCCGGCCGAGGCCGTGGTGCCAGCGTAAGCGTTGAAGTTCGCTGCCGTCATGAGCGCGGTCAGCTTGTTCACCGCGTAACCGCCCAGGGCGTAGAGCGCCATCGGGGCGGTCTCGCCGAAGAGGTTGCGCAGCGTCTTGGCCAGAGTCTGCACTCCGAACACGATCGGCACACCGATGTGCTCGTCGAGCGTCACCGAGACATCCACGCTCTGCGCGGGGCTCGCCGTGTTCCAGCCCAACGGGCGTCCGGCGCTGTCGGCGGTCGCGTTGTAGGTCTGCACGGCAGGCTTCAGGATGATGCGGGTCGACTCCGTCTGGCCGAAGAGGCCGGGCGAGTCCGAGTAGTCGCTGGTGATCGCGCTCAGGAGCGGATACTCATACTGGAGCAACGGCAGGGCGCGCTGGAGGACGAGAGTCCCCGCAAGCAAGCCGACCTGCGCGTCGGTCACGTCGGCGGCCTTGATCGCCTCCTCCATCGTGATCCCGGCAAGCGTGTCGTTCTTGTCGATGTCCTTCGCGAAGATCGAAGCGGCCTCGCGAGCGAGACGGCCTTTCTCCTTCGCGGTCTCGGGCGAGAGCTTCACCTCCGCGTTCTTCGCGCACACGGCGGCAAACGCCTTGAGCGTCGCGTTGGGTGCCTCGGCGATGATCTGCACGCCGCTGGGGGTCATGCGCCCGGAGAGCGCCTGTCCCTGCATTGCGTCAATCACGCTGATGAACGAGGGGTCGTCGGTCGCCTTCGCGACCAGCGCGCCCTGCGCCTTGTCGTCCTTCGCGGCAATCGCGTGACGCTCGACCGCGCGCTTCACGGCGGCCTCGGCATCGGACTTGTTGCGTGCGGCGATCGCATCGCCCTGGGATTTGTTCTTCGCCACGATCTGCGCGTTTTCGAGCGTCAGTGCGGCGACCTTGAGTTCGCTCTCCTTCGCCGCAATCTGCGCGGTGACGAGGGCGTCGTTTTCGTTCTTCACCTTGAGCGCAGTCTGCTGCGTCTTGAGGGCGTCGAGTTCGATTTGAAGCTCCGTGTTTTTGGCCTGGAGCGCTGCCAGTTGTTCTTCTGTCATATTATGGTTTTTATTGGTTGAGATGGATTGCGCTCCATCGGCGTTTTTCGCCCACAGGGGCAAAATGGTGTGAAAGGCGGGGTCGTTGACGAGCCCGCCCATGTTCGGCTTGGCGAACTCGCGGCAGACGATCCGGGCGGGATTCCCCCGCTTGTTGTCCACATGGAAGACCGGGGAGAACTGCCGCCATTCCTTCCCCTCCACGCCGGACCGCCCGCTCGCCGTCCACTCGCCACGGCAGTAGATCCCCGGCTCGGGGGCCTCGCTGAAAAAGAACTCCGCCGGCCAGAACGAGGCCGGGCCGTCCTCGTGGTTGAAATCGAAAAACGGACGCTTGTTCCGCGCCTTGAGCGCCGAGCACTGGCGGTTGAGCTCCGCCGCCCCGGTGCCGTCCACCAGCACCTTGATTGGCTGCCCGATCCCGCCATCAATCGGCGTGATCGCCTGCAACCCGCCGGGCATATACATCATCTCGCCAGTGGCGGTCGGGGCGAGCTGCACGGCGGCCCGGCAGAGAATGGAAGTTTCTTCGTTCATATCTTGTTGACCTCCGGAGATTGCGGGCGTAGTTTTGGCTTGCCGGTTGGAAGCGTGTCGGAAGGCACGCCAGCACCCTGAAGGTGTTTCGCCGAGAGGCGATCTACACGCAGGACTGGAGACTCAGCGCCCTCCCCACCGGCTTTCTTTATTTTTGTGGCAAGCTGCCCCTCGTCGAGAGTGTATGCGGACCGCACACGGTATTTCCCGCCCCGCTCTTCGATTTCAAGAATCGAGGCTTTGTCACCGGCATCCGCTTGATGAACGATTAGTCGGTGGTCAGCTTCTGCTCCTGGCAAAATATAATCCGGTTCAGCCATCACCTTTTCGACATGCACCCTGACTTCCTCGGCGGTCTTGAATTGCTCCGGGTGTTTTCCGCGCAGCGCCTCATAATCGGCAAACACGTTTCCGGGCTTGATGCCGATTAAAGAAAAAACTTGGTGGTGCGTTGGCACTTGGGTTTCGCGAAGAACGCCGCCGCCCCCGCCCGTCTCCGCGCTGGCGAATCTCCCATCGGTATGGCTGTGCCAGGGATTGCCGCCCCCCGCCGCAATCGCCCCCGAGAGCTTTTTCAGCTCGCTGGCGAAAACCGCATCGTCCTCGATGGCAACCAGCCGCCGCAAGTCGCGCGCGTCGATTTCCCGATCCGTCCCATCATTTTCCGCTTTCCGCTTTCCGCTTTCCGCTTTTTCTTCCGCCCCCCCGATCGTCTCTTCATCATCGCGCGGTGCTGGCAGACCGTATTTTTTGCGGAGGAAGCTCTTGGGGATTTCCAGTCCAGCGGCGGCGAGGACCTTGTCGCGCTGCGCCTCGTCGAGGCCGCCCTCTTCGTCTTCGAGCAGCCGCGCCACCGGAGCTTCGTCGGCGTCGCCGTAGTTGAGCGTGAGGATCGAGGGGATGAGCTGGGAGTTGAGGATCGCGCAGGCATACTTTGCCGCCGCGTTGATCCGGCGGGCCTTCACGTCGCTCTCCACCGAGCCGAAGGCCTTGCCGCCGCCCTTGCTGGCGTCCTGGCTGCCGCTCATGGTCTGGCCGAGGATGAGGAGCCGGGCGTAGCGGTCGGCCCGGTCGAGCAGCTCGCCCTGGGGGCTGTGGTCGCCGCCCTCCTTCGTCGCCTCCTTGAGCTCAAGCGTGGTCCCCGCCGGGAACGCCGCCCAGCCCGCGCTGCCCATGTTTTGCAGCATGTTGCAGATCGCATCCACCGTGGCCTGCGGCGCGTGGGCTTCGTAGTTCGCCCACCGAAAGGGCAGGCCGAAAACCTGCGCGAGGTTGAGCAGCCAGTCGGCGGAGAAGTTCGCCGCGCACCACCACCACGCGAGCGGCCGCAGCAGCGAGCCCCCGAGCGCCGTTCCGCTCTTCGCCTTGTGGATCCCGATCAAAAATTTGTGAGGGGGGAACGCGCCCACCGCCGCCGGCTGTGGCTGGAGGGATGTCCCCGCGAGGTTGAGCGGCTGCATCTGCCCGGCGGCATCCACCCGCAGGCCGAGCCTCCCGTTGATGTCAAAAGCGAAGCAGACCGGATGCACCCAGAACGTCGCGCGTGGCGCGATGAACTGCCCATGCACGCCGGATCTCGCCGTCTGCCAGTCAATCTCCAGGCAAGTGACGCCGCGAAACCAGCCGTCCAGGATGTCTTTGAGCGTGCCGTCGAGATCGTTCTCGTCGGCGCAGGCCTCGGGCTGCATCCGGCGCAACGCGGCGCTGGCCAGCTTGCAGCGTTCCTGCGCGCCCGGCGTGGCGTCCTCATCTTCCTCGGCGAATGCCTCGAAGATCATCTTGCGCTCCAGCACCCCGTCGGTGAGCTCCTGCGAACACGCCGCCAGCTCCGGCCAGGAGTCGAGCATGAGGTCGAAAAGCTCCCACTGCTGCACATGGTTCCCGGCCAGCGCACCGCGCAGCACCGCCTCGATATATTGCGGCGTGATCGCCGCCACCGAGGGCAGCAGCCAGCGGAAGGCCGCCTGCGGACGCAGCAGCCTCGCAAGCGAACCGTCGCTTTGCGCCGGCGTTCTTTGTTCTCCGTCGCTTTGCGCCGGCGTTCTTTGTTCTTTGTTCTTCGTTCTTTGTTCTCCCAACGAGGAACGAGGAACCAAGAACGAGGAACGGGGTTTCTTCTTCTTCATCCGAGCCTCCGGGGTTGGAATTGCGGGTGGCTCATCCGGTTTCCGCCCATGCGGATCTGCGGCAGGTTTTGCGCCGTGATGGTGCCGCCGTTCGTGCTGGCCGCCTCGATGGCCAGGGCAAAGCTCCAGAAATGGTCGGCGTGTCCGGCCTCGTCGCGCGTGGCCGCGATGCTCACCCGTCCGCCGGGCGTGGTGATGCGCTCGGGTTTGCGCAGGTCGTCGCGCAGCTCGCGGTCGGCCATGTGCTGGATCCGGTGCTCCTCATAGACGGCGAGCAGCTCCATCGCCATCGCCTCGGTCACGCGCACGGTCGGGGCCTTGCGGCCCTCGGCCTGGATGCGCTCGGTAACCGGAACGCTGGTCGCGAAGTGGATGCCCGAAACCCGCGAGGCTCCGTGGTCGCGCTGCGCATACTCGAAAAGCCCGGTGCCAAGGCCGGTCATGTCAATGCACACGCGGCGGAATCGCGGGAGCCCGCACAGTGCATCGAGCTGATTCTGCTGCGCCGGAAGCCGCATGTTTTCCATGCGAAGGATCGCCCGGCAGCGGAAGAGCGGGCCGGTCTTCTCGAAGACGCTCAGCACCGAGATATCGCGGTTGCGCCCCACGTCGAGCCCGCAGTAGAGATCGTCGGCCGCACGGTGGAGTTCGCTGATAATCGTGGCGTTCCACTCCTGCTCGCAGATCACGCCCATCCCAGGCCTCTCGGCGGCCGTGATCAGGTCGCTCGTGAGAAGCGTCATGTTTTCATCCGTGAACGCGCACTCGTAGTTTTGATCGTAGGCCCGCTTGTCGAGCGACCGCGCCCGCGCCTCGGCGGGCGTGATCGGCTGCCGCGTGCGCGGATCGTAAATCTTCACGCCCTGCGCCCATGCCAGGGAACGCGGCACGCGCGAAAGCGGGAACTCCCCGCTCGTGGCCATCTCGTAAAATAGGTTGAACTTCCCGTTCCCGGTCGAGCTGATCCGGCAGAGGAAATCCGCATTCGAGGAAAGGATCGGCTCGGCCGCCTCCCAGATCGCCCGGCTGTTTTCATGAAAGGCAAATTCGTCGAGGATCAGGTCGCCGGAAAATCCGCGCGCCGTGCGCGGGTTCGCCGCGAGGATCTTGATGCGGCTCGTCTGCCCGCCGACCTTGATCCGGATCTCGAACCTCATCGCGTCGTATTCGACCGGGCTGTCCATGAAGCGCGACACGTCGGCCACCTGGTCTCCGTCGAGCGCGACGAATGCCTGGTCGAGCAGCCGCAGCACCTCGGCGCACTTCACGCCGAACTCGCCGCCGTTGTCCTTGCTGTTGCTGAGCACCGTCACCAGACGCCCCGGACGCGTGAGGCAGCGGTCCACCGCCCAAGCCGCCAGCACGAAGCTCTTCCCAATCTGCCGGGACCAGTGCAGAACCTCGATCCCGCTCTCCCGATCCTGGAACACCGGCCCCTGGTATTCGCGAAACGCGATGATGGAAGTCCCCTTCTTAACCTTCAAATCCTTTGCGCCCTTTGCGTGAGGAATCTTCATTTCGGCACGACTCCAAAAAGATGTTTCCTCGCCGCGTTCAGCCGCGCCGGTTCGTCGAGCGCCTTGTCCGCCGCGAGCGCCTTGAGCTGCGGCAGGCACTTGAGCGCCGCCCGCGCCGCGTCGAACTCGAATTTCTCCCTCTCCCGCTCGATCTCGATCGCCTTGCGCTCCTCGACCGTCGCAAATTGCAGCAGCTTGTAATCCTTCTGCCCGAAGCCCGTCGCCGCAAGGAACCGAACCAGAAATTTGTGAGTCTCCTCCCGGCCCGCACCCGGCATCACTTCCTCGAAAATCTCGCGGATGTTCGACACCGTGTCGTTGGCCGCCCGGATCTCCCGCTGCTCCGGATACCACCGCGCAGAAAAGTCCGACAGCCGCGCAGGCGTAAGCCCACGGATGCCATGCCGCGCCTCGATCTGCGCGATCACCTTGGCCTGCGAAAGCTCTTCGAGCTGGCCCATGATGGCCTCGTGCTCCTCCGGCGACAGCGCCTTCAACCGCTGGTATGCCGTTTTCCCGTCCGCGTCGATTCGTGGTTTGCTCATTGGTCATTGGTGCCTGGCCGCGCGGCCTTTGTCGGTGATCGCCCAGCGGGGACCGCGCAGTTCGTTGCGCACTCCGGTGATGAGGCGGGCCTGTTCGCAAAATGTCAGCGCGGCGAGGAACTCGGAGACCATCGCCTCGGGCATCACGCGGTTGTTGACCTGCGCGTGGATCACGGCTTCGTCCGCCGGCTCGTCCCAATCGGAGAGCAGGGACAGAATCACGCGGGCAATCTCTTGTGTGCGTTTCATCCAATCAACCCTTTCGTGTCTTTCAAAATCGCGATGATCTTGGCGGGGATCCCGTCGATCCGAGTGTGCAACGCATTTGCCCGGTCCTCTCCGGCAGCGATGATTTCCACTTTGTCGAGTTCCATTTTCTTTTTGATCGTCCGAACCTCGACTTCCAAATCGGTGACGCGTCTTTGGAGCGGTTTGCAAAACTCCCGGTGAAGTCCCACGGTGAGCGAGCCTTCCGTCATCGACACCTCGAACGGCTGCGGCCCGAGGTCGCGCTTCTGGGCCTTGCCCGTCAGCACCGCCCAGGACGTTACGACGTTGGAAATTAAAACCACAACCCCAAAAGCCATGACGATAAAATCGCCCTGGCTCACGCGGCACCTCCCTTGAGGAATTTTGCGCCGCCGAGGATCCGGTAGCTCACGGGAATCACGCCTTGTTTGCGATGGCCGCCGAGCGCGACAAACGCCGCGATCGTGAGATCGATCCCGTCGTTCGTCCAACGGGCCGGGCCAATGTCGATCAGCGGGACGGTCAGGGAAACCTCTCCGCGCGTCACGATCACATTTGTTCCGCCTGGCTTCGGCATGCCGTTTGGATTGAGTCCAAAGGGGAGCATCGGGATCGGCGAGCCGCCGACCGCTTTGCGCGTGGCAAGGCTCTTCCCCTGGTAGTCCATCGGGAGCGAACATCCGAGCAGGCCGGGATTGCCTTTGGTCAGCACCCCGCTGGCGGTCTCCCCGTTGTCCATCGGATCGTTGTCTCCGCCGAACCATGTGGCGGTGGTATTCTCGACGAGCAGGTCGTCGCCGAGCACAATCACCGAAAACGACCAGCCGGGTTTGGAAATTTTGACGCTCATGCGGCACCTCCGGTGCGTTCTTCGTTCTTCGTTCTTCCAACGAGGAACCAGGCACGAAGAACGCTTTTTCAAAACTTCCCTTTCCAAGTGAAGGTTGTCGCGCCGATGGAGAACGGCCAGCCGATTGAAAGGCTCGGCCACCAGCTATTGCGCGGCTCCGCCGGCGTGGCCTGCGAAATCCGAAATGCCGGGTGCGCGTAGCCGGTGTGCGAGCACGCCGCATCCTCATACCGCTGCACGCGCCAGGCGGCAGCGGCTCGCGACGCAAGGGCCAAAAACAAAATGGATGCGAGGGCGAAGGCTTTCATTTTGAGAAGAGGTGAACGGCTGCCGCAGTGACCGCGCACCAGAAAGCCGCGATGCCGACAAAAACGATGAGCGCCGACCAGTTGATGAAGCCGGAGCGGCGAGAGTCGAGAGTCGAGGGTCGAGAGGCTTTTTTCACCGGGGCCTTCGGGTTGAACGGACCGCCGGGCATCGTGAGCTTGAGGGATTTCCGCGCATCAATGCGCCCGTAGATCGCCAGCGCCGCTCCGCACGTATCAAGTGCCAGAGTCAGCATGTCGGTCAGCTCCGCATCCACGATATCCACCTTCGCGGACCGCAGGATCTGCGAGAGCACCATCACCGCGATGCCGATGATCGTCCGTGACTGCCACCACGGCTTGGCCGGTAGGGATGGCTCGCGCAGTCCGACATCGCGCGCCGCGCTCATTTTGTCTCGCCTTTCAGCCGCACCACGAGCAGCGCGACGTTGACGATGATGGTGACGACGATGCTCGCGATCGCCTTGTAGCGCTCTCCGGCGGGCATCAACGTGACGAGGTAGTCGACCGCATTTTTCAACTTTTCCCAGCCGGAGACGTTTGTCTGGGAATCCGCCGCCTCGACGATGTAGGTCGCTGCCGAATAGATTTCGTTAATGGTCGAGCCGGGGACTTTCGAGACCCAGCCGAGCGCGGTGAGTAGGATTTTTTTCATAATGAATCGCCTTTTGTGACGTTGCGCAGAACCGCGATGTCGATCTCGCGTTCTTCGTTCTTCGTTCCTGGTTCTTCGTTTCCATCCGCAGGGGAAGTCGGCTTCGCGATCACCGCCGTCGGGCTGGCAATGCGGACGATCCGCAAGAACCCGCCACCGTCAAAGCGTGTGACCAGGTCCCCAACTTCGAATATTCGGGGCTTGCTCACCGGGAGTCCCTCCCGGAATGTGAAATGCGAAATGCGGAATGCGGAATAGGAGCGCACGCATCCTGCGTGTCCTGCGCGGCATCTTGCCGCGCAATGTCCGGGTTCGGGGAAACAAAATCAACCGAACGGCAGGCGGAAACGGTGGCGGCCGTCAGGAGGACAACCGCCACCGTCGCCATGAAGCGCACTGCGCGCCGTCCATTTCCCTTCCCCGCAAATCGACAAAAAAACGACCGCGCACCAGCGGCCAACTTGCATCCGACTGCCCGCGAAGCCAAAGGTGCGCGGAAGACTTCTGCCGGAAAAACGGCAGGTAAAATCAATGTGCGGGTCGGATTCATCAGCCGCACGCATCGGACTTTTCTCCCCAGATGGGAAGGGGCGGCTGGACAACCTAGATTGTCCTTCACCCTATTGACAAAAAATCAGAAACCGATTAAACGCGCCCGCCACACGCCCGGGCGAGCCACAGCCCACGGCAAAGCGTCAAGCGGAAAAATGGCTGTAACGAGAAATGTTACAGGCGGCCGATCAATATCCCCGCACGCGATTCGATCGGCGGGGTTCCGGCAACTCAACTCTGCGCGTGCTTGTCCACATCTGCCACGGGGATCCCCTTGGCTTTAAGGATATGGTCTCTCAAGAGAACACCGAAAATCCCCATGATGTCCTCCGCAAGAAGACCCTTCGCGAAGGCTTCGGCCTTGACGGTGTTGATTTCGTTGGCATCCAGCAGCGCCATCATTTTTTCTTTTGCCGCCGACATCGCCGCCACCTGGATGTCGTAGGCGTTCTGCGGCGACGCCTTGTCCACGACCGCCGCAAGCTGGCCGGCGTATTTTTTGAAAATCTCCGCCGCCCCGATGGTCCGGGCGATCTCTTGCCCCGATGCCGTTATCGCGATCGGGCTTGCCGCTGCCACCAGCCTGTTCGGGTTCGTGTTCTGGTAGATAAGATCCACCTTCGTCTCCACCCTCACCAGCTTGTCGTTGAGCCCGTCGAACTTTTCCAGCCTCTTCTGGTGGTGCGAAAACACCGTCATCATCGACCCGGATTTATAGACCAGAATCAAGACGACCGCCAAGATCGCCACCAGCATGAAAACGCTGCTGTTGAGTTGCTCGATGAGTTTGAGGAGGAGGGCTTGCATGGTCGGATACATACTACCTTCGCCCATCCCTGCCTGCAATGGCAACCACATTCTCGCTCTCCGGCTGCGCGGAAAAGCTCATTTCTCAGGCTTCTTCTTCCCCCGCTTGCCTTTCG